GGCAATAATAATGCAGAAATGGGAAGAAATCGAACAGAAAAAAGAATACCTCAAGGGATATATAAAAGCAAAGAATAGAGAAACTTTAATAAAAGATCAAATACAACAACTAAGACTCGGAATGATGCTTCCGGCGCTGCAAGGTGATGGAATGCCGCGGGACAGCAGTCAAAAGGATCTATCGGATTGCTACGCAAAAATCGAAAGCCTCACGGATGAGTTGAAAAAAGAATGGATTGAAAGCGTGATCCAGTACGAACGTATCAGGAAAGCAATAAATAAAATGAGCGACGAGCAAGAAAAAGAAGCGCTTACAAGATATTACATACTCAGAGAAAAGTGGAAAGAAATAAAAAATAAGATGGGGGTAAGCGAGGCGAAATTATACAGGATATATGATAGAGCCCTAGAAAACTTTGAAATTTTATAAAAATTTTAGAAAATGAGAGTGAATGAGAGTTCAAAATGTGATATAGTATAAACTGAATTAAAAGACAAAGAGGGAAATAACCCTCTCATAACCACGCGCAAGGACATCCGAAAGGGCGTCCTTTTTTGAAAACTATTTTGAAAGAGAGTGATGACATGTTTTGCAATTACGATCAATACAAAGATAAAGAGGTAGTTAAAAAGCATGAGCAACTTTTAAAACAACTAGGAGAAAAAGACAGAGTATTTTCGCTGGAATGGAACGGAGAAAACATCACACTGATGGAATGTTGCGACTATTGTTTTGGACATGATTTAACCAAAGAAGAGTGCGAAGAATTGTCGGAAGTATTCCGAGAGTTAGCAGAAGAGCTGGGGAAATAAAGAACAGCGGAAGCAGATAAAAGAATTGAAGAAAAAGTAAACAGAGAAATACAAGGGGCAGCAGGCGAAAGTCGGCTGCTTTTTGTATACAAAGAAAGAGGGAAAACGAGAATGGCAAAAGAATTTGCAAGAAGCTTCTACAGCTCCCAAAAATGGAAGAAATGCAGAGAAGCATATATAGCAAAGAGAAGAGCGATCGACGGCGGGTTATGCGAAACATGCAGAGAACGGCCAGGATATATTGTACATCACAAAATCGAACTGACGCCGGAGAATATCAACGACGCAAACATAACGCTAGGAATTAATAATTTAAAGTACGACTGCCATATTTGCCATCAAAAAGAGGGGGCAAAAGATGGAGAAGCAGAGAGACTTATACGCTATGAATTTGACAAAGATGGAGATTTGCGCGAACTCCCCCCATAA